ACCGCGCCGCTATTTGAAAAAATCCGCAAGGGCGTAAAGGAGGACCACTGATGGAAAACACAAGCGTCACCACGGTGACCCGCGAGCAGCTGTTGCGGTCTGGCATCCGGCTCCGAGACCAGCGCATCACCGAGCTTGAGATTGCCTTGAGCAGCATCATCACCGCCGCGCAGGTTGGCGTTGACGGTTTTGGTGACGACCTCCACGCGACCATCACTAAGGCGATCGATGTTTTGGGAAAACTGGAGCAAGCGTAATGCTAGGTGATATCCCCAAAGCCAGAACACTGATTGATGATGCGATCAGGTTTATTCGGTTGATTGGCGAGCCAGGCGCTAGCGGCGCCACCGCGCTAGCTATCGGCACTCTCAAGCGCGCCAAGGCGCTGACGTTCCGTGACCGCACCCCGCGATCCAAGGGCCGCAACGTCAAGATGACCCCGGCGCTCGGCGATGAGGTGCGGCGGCTGCACCGCAAGCATCCTGATTGGACCGTCGACCAAATCTCAGCCCACCTCGGCATCAACAACGGCCGGGTGCATGAAGCGCTACACTACGGATGGTGGTGATATGACCAACACGCCAACAATCATTCTCGACATTGGCAGCAATCTGACCGGCATCCTAGTCACGGTCGTCGGTGTGGTCGCCTTTGTTGCAATCTGGTCGGTGTTGTTCCGATGAGTACGCTCGACACCATCGTTATGCACCTCGCCTGTTTTTGTCTCGGCTATCTGGGCGCGATGCTCATTGTGGAATGGTTGACAAGGTTGACGCGATGACCGCAACCCGTGACATCGTGCAGGAAGAAACCAGCCGCGCCGGCGAGCACCGCCACCGTGCGTTGAGCCTGCTCGATCGGTTGCACCGTGATAAGGCGATAAGCTTCGATCAGTATGCCGCCGGTATCCACCTGCGCTCGGCGATCATGTTGGAGGCGCCGCCATCGGAGGGCGTCAGCTCCTACGGCGGCAACATCGGCCACGCCGACGGTGCCACCAAGGCCGACCGGTTGGCGCAACGCCTGACCGGGTTCCATATCACCTATGACGGCCGGGTGACTTGGGTTGGCCACATGCACAATGCCAGCGTCAACCGGCAGCGGCTTGAGAACGCGATATTCGCCGCCGTCGGTGTGCTCGACTACGAGGGTCGCCGCCGGCTCAACGAAAGCCACGCCGCGCTGCTGGTGCAGATTGTGGCGAATACGGAGAATATGCCGACCCTAGCCGGCATCACCCGACACCTCACCAGCTTTTATGGCTCCAACTCAAAACGGCAGCCGGCCTATGCGCTCGGCGTCATCTCGACCTGGCTCGGCCGGCTGGCACTGCATTTCGGTTTGTCCAAGTGACGTGCGTAAAAGGAAACACAAATGCGGGACAAGGCGCCGCAAGAGCTGATCGAAAAAATCCCCTTGGAGGTTCGCGACCTATTCGAGCAATTAACGCTCAAGCTGATCAGGGATGGTTGGGCGAAATACAGCGCAGACGCAATCTTGCATCGCATACGCTGGCACATGCGCGTTGAGAGGAATGTGCGCAACTTCAAATGCAACGACCACTGGACCTCGCACCTGTCGCGATGGTTTGCGGATCGGCATCCGATGTATGCCGAGTTTTTCGACTACCGGCAGCTCGGGCGCAATCATGAGGACTACGAGTTTTTCAATCAGTGAACCTGAGGCCGTGCGCCTCAGTGCGGCACGCCCATCCCCGCAGCAAGCGGTGGGCATTCCCGGTTGCTCTAATCGCAGCCCAAGACAAGGGACACGTAATCGTCTGACAGACTGAGACTAGACCAAGCAATACACGACCCCGGTGTCAGTTCGGCAAAGCCGTGTCCAAAGCGGTGCCGCGCAAGCGGGTGCTGGCATCGGGGGCAACCAAGTAGGAGGCGACTATGCGGGTTAATTGCAGGGTGGTCGATCTATCCCACCACAACGGCGGCACCTACGACTTCGATGCCGCCAAGCGCTCCGGCATTTGGGGCGTGATTTACAAGGCGACCGAAAGCACCGACTACGTCGACCCCACCTATGACGGTGCGCGGCAGCAGGCTAAGCGCGCCGGCTTGTTGTGGGGCGCCTATCACTTCTTTCGGCCGGGCAACGTGCAGGCGCAGGCTGATTACTTCCTGAAGCACGCCGACCCCGACCAGGACACCTTGCTAGTGCTCGACCACGAAGACGAAGGTTGCAGCCTCGACGATGCCAAGCAGTTTATGCGCCGGGTCGAGGACCGCACGGGGCAGCGGCCGTGCCTTTACTCCGGCCACGTCTTAAAGCAGCAAATCGGCAACCGCACCGACCCATACCTAGCCGACGCCCGGCTATGGATGGCGCAGTATGGCTCCGACCCGGAGTGGCCGCCCAATTGGGACGAGATGTGGTTGTGGCAGTACACCGACGGCGTCGAGGGCCCGACCCCGCACAACGTGCCCGGCATCGGCAATTGCGACTGCAACAGCTTTGAGGGCACGCAACAGGAGCTGGAGGACACCTGGGGTTATGGGCGCGCGCGCCCGCACGTTGCGGTGCTCGATGCCACCGAGATTGCTTGGGTACAGGCAAGCCTTAACCTACTCAACGGCGAACACCTCGATATCGACGGCGAATGGGGCCCACTGACCGAGGATGCGGTCAAGACCTTTCAGCAGCAGCAGCAGCTGACACAAAGCGGCTACCCGACCAAGGGCACGGTCGGCCAGATGCTGGTCGAGTTGGACACCTGGAACACCGAGCGCGCCGTGATCGAGGTGAGCTGATGCTGGAGGTGATCCAAGCCATCGAATTTGTGCTGGCGGTCATTGGCGCGGTCACCATCGGCGCGCTCATCGTCGGCGGCTTGACGTTGGTTGGCTCGTTGGCGGCCATCTCCAGGCGCCGCCGCGGGCTCGTGAACGGCAAGGGGATACGCGATGCGCCGTGAGGATGTAATCAAGCGCGTCAACGATCGGCTGCAAAAACTGACGGTGCCGGCGCACGTCTCCAGCGTGCGCAAAATCCCGAGCTACGTCGAGGTGCAGCTGTTGCTCGGCGAGGACAAGCGCACGTTTCGGTTTCGGTCGGGCATCACTCCGCCGGAGCTGGAATATAAACTCGGCGAGATTGAGGGACGCTGGCAGGCCTGGCAGCTGGAACGCGACCAGGTCACGCTTGAGCAGGCAATCAACAAAACCAAGCGCTAACAGCATTCACCCGATCGATTTCGCTCCCCCCGCTGCGATCGGGTGATAGGGGACCGGCTGTGACCCCCTAACCCCTGCAGCCGGTCCCCGCCATTGACCAGTTGACAGCAGGGGCCCCCGTGTATATGCGAAAAACCCAACCCCAAAAATGTGTCCGAAAGGCCGGCAACTCATGTCCAAGGCCGACGAGATACGTGCGCGCTACGACTATTATCGAGCGGTGGTTGATGCCTATTCCGAGCGCCGCTTGCAGGCTGGTTTCCTGGCCATGTCGGAGCTGCGCCCGCAGTATTTGAAAGTTGGCAGCTACGCCGATTTTGAGGCCTGGTGCGACCAGGTCAACGAGCTGGCCAACCAGATTTTGCAGCGACCCAACTAGGAGGAACCATGCTCAAAGCGCTGGTAATCACATCCTTTCTGGCAGGCGCGTCGTTTATGCCGACGCCGCCGGCATTCGAGAATAATCAACTGATTGTCAGAAGCGGCCCGGGCGCCAGCAGCAGGCACGCCAGCCGGCAATGTACCTGGCGCCACCGTCATGGCCGTTGGCAGCGCGTTTGCCGGCCACGGAGGCGTTAATGCCGCGCACCTACGCGCTCGACAAAATCCTTGCAGAACGCCAACAGAAGGAAACCGACAATGGGCAACGTCGACGGGACCAAGTCCACCCAGAAACTGCCGAAACACGACAGCTTTGCCAGCAGCACCCAGGACAGCTATTCGGGGCAGAGCAGCAAGCCGTACAACAACACCGACGCCGGCAGAGGCAAGAGCCGCGGCGGTAGCGATCCCGATGGCGGCGCACCCGCCGCCAACCGCACCACCTACACGTCCAACAGCAAACGCAGCGGCTACTGATGCCGTCGAAAACGCCCAAGCAGGCGAAGTTTATGCGGACGGTGGCGCATAACGCGGACTTTGCCAAAAAGGCCGGTGTGCCGCAGTCAGTCGGCCGCGAATTTGAGGCAGCTGATGAGGCCAAGGCCGACCGCGGCACGCACCTGCGCCACATGAAGCCTTACGTGTCCGGCAGCAGCGTCAACAGGGACAAATAGCCATGGCACTTGTCGCTGGCAGCTATTGCCGGTTCGCCGTCGGCGTGCGGCCACCGCCCGGCCAGGATATCAACGCCAACGCGGCCATGGTCATAACCGCGGTCACCCAGACGGATAGCGGCGGCATCCTGACCTGTAGCCGGCAAGGCCGATATGTGGGGCAATTCCCGGCGGCAAGTATGGTCGAGGTCAGGGCCCCGACCTAAGGAGACAAACATGGCAGACGAACCCCGCCCCGGAGACAAGCCGCCGCCGCCACCGCCGCCAACCGTGGTTGGCAAGTCGGCGCGCGTCAACGTTGAAAGCACCGGCCTCCCTACTGAGGTCAATGCTAATTCACCGATGACGGTCGCGGCCTATGACAAAAACACCGGCATGGTGACCTTGCAGCGCCAAGGCGTGGTCATCCGCTCGGTGCCGGCCGATGCGCTGGTCGAGGTTCCGCCGCCGCCAGACAACCCGCCGGCACCGACCGTGCCCGACGCAATCCCGAGCCCGTGAGGCCTCATGTCTGACCAAGCTGAAGACATCGCCAAAGCGCTGTGCAATCTCAAGCACCCCGGCCGCAATTGGGATACCGATTTCACCGAGGCCGCCAAGGCAGAGTTTCACGAGATGGCGGCAGCGGTGCTAACGGCGCTCAAGCCGGCACCGAAAGACGACCCGCACACCGAAAAGGCCGCCGCGGCACCGGCCAAAGTCGAGCACCCGCCGCAGCACAAGCGGGGACTGTTCACGACATCCAAGCACCGCTGACTGCAGATCAGCGGAGCCAGCGCGCGCTGCCGATGGTCTTGAACCGTTGCCACGGTCGACCAGCTGCTGAAACCCTCCCCTTGCTGACAGCTCGGCGGCGCGCGCACCCCTACTCGAGAAATCCATGGCCACCAAAAAGCGAGCCGGCCGCCCCAAGGGCAGCCGCAACAAGTTCACCAAGTCGCTTAAGGACATGATCCTGGGCGCGCTCAGGGCCAAGGACGGTCAGAAGTATCTGGAGCGCGTCGCCGAAAAAGACCCGCGCACGTTTTGCGCGCTGCTCGGTCGCGTGCTGCCGCTGACCATTGCCGGCGACGCTGCCAACCCCATCAAATACGAGGTGGTGCTAACCTTTGGTGCAAGTGAAGATGACTTGCAGGCCCGTATTCAAGGGCCTGCTATCAACGGAAAAGCGCTGGAGCATAGCAGTAGCTCACCGACGCTGCGGGAAAACGGTGGCCTGCGTGCAGAAGCTTTTCCGGGGAGCGATGGAGACGAAACTACCTGACCCGCGGTTTGCGTATGTCGCGCCGCTCTATGGTCAGGCCAAAGACGTTGCTTGGCAGTACGTGACCCATTACGCGCGCGGGCTCGGCGCCATCGTCAACGAGACCGAGCTGCGCGCCGACCTGCCCAACGGCGCTCGCATCCGGCTCTATGGTGCCGACAACCCCGACCGTCTCCGCGGCATCTATCTCGACGGCGCCATTTTGGACGAGTTCGGCAACATGCGCCCAAGTGTGTGGGGCGAGGTCATCCGCCCCATGCTCGCCGATCGGCAGGGTTGGGCGGTGTTTATCGGCACTCCGGCCGGGCACAACGAGTTTTATGACAAATGGCAAGACGCCCAGACCAACCGCGATTGGTACAGCGTCATGCTGAAGGCGAGCGAAACCGGCATTCTATCGGCCGACGAGTTGGCCGACGCTCGCAAGACCATGTCGGAGGATCAATACGAGCAGGAGTTTGAGTGCTCGTTTGAGGCGGCCATTCGCGGCGCCTACTTCGCCAGTCAGATGCGCGCCATGCGCGAGGACGGTCGCCTTGGCAAGGTGCTGTTCGATCCGGCGCGACCGGTCAACACGTTTTGGGACATCGGCAAGACCGACAGCACTGCAATCTGGTTCCACCAAAACCGCGGTCAGCATCACCACCTGATCGACTACTACGAGAATGCCGGCGAGGATGTGGCGTTTTACGCCAGCATACTCAAACAAAAGCAGGATGCGCGCGGCTGGCAGTATGGCCAGCACTTTGGGCCGCACGACCTCGACCAGACGCACTGGATATTGCCCGGCCGCGAAAAGGTGGTCGACGTGGCAGCCAATCTTGGCCTGCGTTTTATCGTGGTGAGCCGCATCGCCAACAAACAGGACGCGATCGAGGCGGGCCGCAATTTCCTGTCGATGTGTTGGATTGACGCCGAGCACTGCAAGCAGGGCGTCGAGGCGCTCGATAACTACCGCAAGGGTTGGGACGAAGTGGCCAAAACCTGGAAGGCGAAGCCGGAGCATGATTGGGCGTCACATGGCAGCGACGCGCTGATGACCGGCGCTTGTGGCTTTGTGCCGGAGTTTGTGCCGCCGCCGGTCGACCGCTACAGCCGGCGACGGGCGAGGACATCGGCATGGGCCGCTTAGTGGCGCAGGTGGTTGCCGGCATCATCATCGGTGCCTGCGTTGGCTTCCTGATTGTCGTGCTGCTGTTCCACGGGTGGTAGCCAATGGTTGCCGAAAACGTCACCAACACCGTCAATAGCGCCGTTGACGCGATGAAAAGTCAGCCGCTGGCGCTGGCGCTAATCATCGTCAACTTGATGTTTTTGGCCGGCGGCTTGTATGCCGCGAAAATCCTACTCGCCAACATCGCCACCGCCGAGGCGCACCGCAGCGAGCTTATCAACACGTTGGCGGAAAAGTGCCTGCTGCAAAAGTGACGGCTTACTATAACGACAACAGCCCGCACGCGGTCGCGTGGCTGCGTCAGTTGATAAAAGCCGGCTACCTCATACCAGGTACAGTTGATGCGCGCGACATCCGCACAGTTGATGCTGCCGATACCCGAGCCAGTCATTGCCATTTCTTCGCCGGCATCGGCGGTTGGTCTCGGGCACTCAAGCTCGCCGGTTGGCCAGACGACAGAGAAGTGTGGACCGGCTCTTGTCCGTGCCAGCCGTTTAGCTGGGCGGGCAAAGAAGGTGGTGCAGCCGACGACCGGCACTTGTGGCCGCATTGGTTCCGGCTCATTAGCGAGTGCCGACCTGCAACGGTGTTTGGTGAGCAGGTTATGCAAGCGGTTAGGCACCAATGGCTCGACGCCGTGGCCCATGATTTGGAAAGCATCGGCTACGCCGTTGGGGCGGCCATTATCCCGGCTTGCGCTGTTGGGGCGCCGCATTTGCGGGAACGATTATGGTTTGTGGCCGACGCCCCACGAGAATTGTTGGACCGGCGACGGCTGGTCAGGACCAGGTCGCGGCAGGAACCTGCAAACCGCGGTCAGGGCGGGCCGGAGAGCACTGCCGTTTGCGACGCCGACGGCCAGGGATTGGCGAACGGGCAAGGCGAGCGCCGCGACGCATGCCAAGAAAAACCCGCGCCCGCTGTCGGAGCAGATTGGTGGCAACTTGAACCCGGCATGGGTCGCGTGGCTCATGGGTTACCCGGCCGAGTGGCTCAGCTGCGCGGGCTCGGCAATGCGATTGTCCCACAAGTTGCGGCAGCGTTCATAGCAAGCTTTATGGAGGCGAAGCAAAATGCCTGACCAGGTTCCGGCATGGCTTACCGCCATGCGCTCAATCACTGGAATGACCGAGGCACCCGGCTCGGCCGACAACCCCAAGATTATTGGCATGGCGCGCACCATCGGCGAGCGCTGGCCGGAGCAGAAAGCCTACGCCGACAGCTATCGCCACGATGATACCCCGTGGTGCGGGCTCACCGTCGCCTACTGCATGACCATGGCCAACATTGAGCCGGTGTTTGGCAACACCGACACCGAGCGCTGGATGTGGGCGCTGGCCTGGTCGGAGTGGGCTGATAGCATGATCCTCGATGAGCCGCGGCTTGGCTGTGTCGTGGTGATGGAGCGCGAGGGCGGCGGCCACGTCACCCTTTACGAGAGCACCGACGGCAGCAACTACCGCTGCCGCGGCGGCAACCAGGGCGACCAGGTTAACGTCAGCAGCTACCCCAAGTCAGGCGTGGTTGCCCTGGTCTGGCCGCGCGAGCGCATGGTCCCCACCATCGCCCTAAACCAGGTCGAGAGCCAATGGGTACAGGCCTCGCTTAACCTACTGATTGGCGCTGGGCTCGACGTTGACGGCGAGCTAGGCCCGCTCAGCCGCGAGGCGATCACCGAGTTTCAGCACGACAACGCGCTGCACGAAACCGGCCTAGCCGACAAGCAGACGGTGGCGGAGATGTTGACCGACCTCGACCGCTGGAACCACCGGCGCCCACTGAGTAGGTGACTAATGGGCATGGCCGACAACATCGACCCCGCCATTGCATCGCTGATGCAATACTTTGCGCGCATGCAGCAGTTTGGTGGGCAGCCGGCACAGCCCACACCGCCGCCGGCTCAGCCGCGGCCGGCGCTGCCCAATGCTTGGCAGCGGTTTGGCCAACCGCCGGCACCAGGTCAACCGCAGTTCAGCCTGGAGGCCGAGGCGCTCGGAAACAAGCCGCGCGCCATCGTCAACCAGCTGCGGCCGCAGTATTTGGCGCCTTTTGTCCAGAAAAACTGGCAATTCTGATCGAGCTGGCCATAGCCGAGCACGGCTAGCGCCACTCACCTCGACCACAGACGCAATTGCGTTCTAGGGACGTTCTCACTTTGCTTGATGAAGACGACGACCAAACCGCAGAAGCCGGGCCGGAGAAAGACCCCGACGACGAGACTTTGCTGCGCCGGCTGAAGCGTTGGGAGCGGCTTGCTCGGGACCACTGGTCGGCTTGGCGTGAGGAAGCGCGGCTCGCCTATGACTTTGTGGCTGGCAAGCAGTGGTCGGCCGATGACAAGGCATACTTGTTAGACCAGATGAGGCAGCCAGTAACCTTTAACAGGGTGGCGCCCATGGTCGACGCGGTGACCGGCGCCGAAATTTTGAACCGGCAGGAGGTCCGATATTCGCCGCGCGAAATCGGCGACGTGCAGGTCAACGAGATCATTTCCGCCGCCGATGAGTGGGCGCGCGAGCTGGGCGACACCGAGGACGAGGAAAGCGATTGCTTTAGCGACGTTGTCATCTGCGGCATGGGTTGGACCGAGACCCGCATGGATTACTCGGATGACCCCGAGGGCCGCATTATTGATGACCGCATCGACCCGCTGGAGATGTTGGCCGACCCGATGGCCAAAAAGCGGTGCCTGGCCGATGCGCGCTATATCATCCGCTCACGCTGGCGCAACAAGAACGACCTGCCAAAGAAGTGGCGCGCTCGGCTGAAAGACGAGACCACCGCCAACCCCACCTACACCGACGATTGGGGGCACGGCTCCTCGGGCCCGCGCGATGATTACGAGCGCGATGACGCGCGCGCGGTTGACAACGCCTCGGCCCGCAAGGACCAGGTCTGGATTAGGCACTTCCAATGGTGGGATAAAGAAACCGCCTACCGCATTTCCGATGAGGCGACCGGCGAGGCCATCACCGTCGACCGCGCCAAGCTCAAGCAGATAAACGAGATGTTTATCGCGCACGGTCTCAAGCCGCCCGAGCACGTCCAGATCGAGCAGAACAGATACCGACAGGCGATCGTTGCCGGCGATACCATGCTTGAGGTTGATGACATCGAATGCGAGGCATTCACTTTTAAAGCGATCACCGGTAAGCGTGACCGCAACGCCAATATTTTCTTTGGCATCGTCCGCGCAATGATCGATCCCCAAATGTGGGGCAACAAATTTTTTGTCCAAATTCTCCACATCCTCAATACCGCGGCCAAGGGCGGCCTCATGTACGAGGCCGGTTCCTTCGTCAATCCACGCAAGGCGCTTGAAGATTGGGCCAAGCCCGATGCTGGTATCGAGCTGCAGCGCGGTGCGCTGACCGGCCAGAAAGCCGCGGTGCAGGAGCGGCAGCCGGCGGTGTTCCCCGTCGGTCTCGACAAGCTCATGCAGTTTGCGCTGGAGAACCTGCCGCAAACATCGGGCATCAATTTGGAAATGCTCGGCCTAGTCGACCGCGACCAGCCGGGCGTGTTGGAGCAGCAGCGCAAAAAGAGCGGCTATGCGATCCTTGCTGTGTTTTTCGATAGCCTTAGGCGCTATAGGAAAATGAAGGGGCGTGTACGGCTCTTTTTTATTCAGAATTACATTTCCGACGGTCGCCTAATTCGTATCAAAGGCCAAGACAACACGGTGCAATACGTGCCGCTGGTCAAGCAGCCAGGCACGGCAACTTACGACGTGATTGTCGATGACGCGCCGATGAGCCCGAACCAAAAGGAAAACACCTGGCTCATGATGCAAGCGCTGATGCCGATGCTGGTGAAGTTGAACGTGCCGCCGGAAGTCTGGTCAATCATGCTGGAGTACAGCCCGCTGCCGTCGAGCGTCTCCACCAAGATCAATGCGGCCATCGTCAAGCAGGCCTCGCAGCCACCGCCGCCCGACCCCGACATTATCAAGGTGCAGGCACAGACGCAGGCCAAGCAGGCTGAATTGCAGATGAAGGCGGAAAGCGACGCGCGCAAGCAGCAAGCCGACCAGGAAAAGGACGCCGCCGAATTTGAGCTCGAAAAGGCGCGCATGGCCAACGAGTTGGAGGTCGAGAAAACCAAGCTCGCGCTGGAGGTGGAAAAGACGCGCCAGCAATTGGCGGCGCAACAGCAGAAACACAACATGGAGATGACGCACCAGCACCAGAAAATGGTGATGGAGAACCAGCAGCATCAACAGGGCCTAGCGTTCGATGATGAGCGCCATCGGCGCGAAATGGCGCACCAGGACCGCAGCAACGCCAACGACCTGGCGTTTCAGGAGCGCAAGAGCCAAGCCGAGATTGCCGGCAAGACCGAGCAGGCTAAGATTGCCGCCAGCGCCAAGCCGGCACCGGCTCCGACCAGCGTGCCCAAGTCAGGTCCGCGCCATGTCTCGATCAAGCGCGACAAGACCGGCCGCATGAGCGAAATCATCGAGCGCTGATATGGCGATTACGGAAGCCGGCACGCTTATCGACATCAACACTGGCGGCAATGCTGACAACGGCACGACCGCTACTTTTACGGTTCCCGCCGACGCCGAGATCGTTATCGTTGCCACGGTCAATTTTGCCGGCGGCGGCGACGGCAATGTTGCTTTTAATAACGGCGTCGTCACCATGAAGAAGGGCGGCGTCGACACTGCCCTGACGCCGGTGCCAGGCAATCTGTCGGCCGCTTCCAATTTCGGCGGCGCCATGTGGTATATGGTGCTGCCCGATACCGGCACCGGCAAGACCATAAGCTGGAACTGGTCCGGCACCACCGCCACCGACCGCACCAACAATTTCCGACTGGTGTTCTTCAAGGGCATCGATACCGCCTCGGCGGTTCGCGATAGCAATGGCGTGTCGTTGACCTCGTTGCCGTGCACGACGCCGACCCTAACGGCGCAGAGCGGCGACCTGATTGTGGCTTGGTTCTTTGCCTTCAACGGCGGCACCGAGGGTACAGTCGACACCTGGAGCAATCTGACAACTCTACATCAGGTTGCACTTATCAATGCCTGTGACGGTGCGTTTGGTAGCGGCTCGCCGTCGGGCAATACCACCGTCGGGGTGACGGCCGTCACCAATCTTGCCACCAATTTCGGCGGCCTTGTCGCGCTCGTGCTGAAGCCGGCCGGCGGCGGCGGTGCCGCCATTGCCCCCCTAGCTGTGCATCACCGTCAACAACAGGGCCTGCAATGACCATCTTTCTAAAGCAGAGCACGGCGAGCCAGGAGATTGTGCTGGGCCCGTTCGTTGATAGCACCGATGGCGTCACGGCCGAGACCGCGCTCACGATCGCCAACACCGACGTTAAAATTTGGGTCAGCGGTGCCACTACGCTGGCCAACAAAAACAGTGGCGGTGCTACCCATATCAGCGGTGGCATATACTCGGCGGTGCTCGATGCGACCGACACCGCCACCCTTGGCTCGCTGAAGATATTCGTCGCGGTCAGCGGCGCGCTGGCGTGTGTGCTGGAATGCGTTGTGTTGGCGGCCAATGTTTACGATAGCCTGATCGCCGCTAGTGACCAGCTCGACGTGCAGGTGGCCGGCATCAATAACGACGCCATCACCGCCGCGTCGCTGGCGACCGATGCCGGCACCGAGATTGCCACCGCCGTGCTCGACACCGCGGCGGGCGTCGAGACCGGGCGCACGGTGCGCCAATCCATGCGGCTGATGCTGTCGGCGCTGTGCGGCAAGGCTAGCGGCATGGCGACTACGACCGCGGTTTTCCGCGACACCAACGACACTAAGGACCGCATCAGCGCCACAGTCGACGCCGACGGCAACCGCTCAGCTGTGACGTTGGACGCCTCATGAGATGTTCGGCCACCGCTACTATGGCGCCCAATACTTTGCCACACGCTATTTCGGCGAAGGCGGCGAAGGTGCGCCGCCAGCAGTAGAGGGCGGCTATTTTGGCCGGCGCTACTTCGCCGGTCGCTACTTTGGCCCACGCTATTTCGGCATCGGTGAGACCGGCACCGGTCCACCGCCGGGCGCGGGTGGTTATTTTGGGCATCGGTATTTCGGGGCGCGCTACTTTGCACCCCGTTACTTTGGCACCCAACCGACCACGGCGCCGCCCGTGCCGGAACCGGTGCCGCCCAGCGGCGGCGCTGGCCGTGGCACCCGCGGTGCACGTCGTCGCTGGTATCCCTACGCCAATATTCTCGATGACCCCGAGCTGTTCATTCGGCCGCAGCCGGAACCCGAGCCCGAGCCGGAGCTAGAGCCGGTCGAGGCTGCAGCACCGCGCGAGCCGTCGGCGCTCGCCGACCTGGCACCGCCCGTCAGACCGCCGCGGCGATCGAGGCTAGTGGTCGAGGCGCCGGCCGAGCTGGCGCCGCCGATTGAGGCACCAAACGAGGAAGAGGAAGAAATGCTTGTGCTGCGCCTGTTTGGGTTTCTCAGCTGATGGCGTCGATTGTCGAATTTGCCGAGGGACTGCAATGGCCGTTTGGCCAGGATTACGGCATCGCTGGTTCCGCGTTGATTTTGTCGGTCATCAACACGCTCAATGCAGCCTCGACGCGCGCGGCGCAGATGGGGCAGGTGCAGATACCTGGTCACCTAACCAGCAAGACCATCAGTGCGGCGGGCGGCGGCAAGATTTGGTTCCGCATCGGCTCAACACTGACGTTTGCGAGCGGCTCGACCAGCATCACGATCGGCCTACAGGACTGGTCGACCACCTCGGGCCCGCCCAGCGTACCCGACGGCGTTTTTGATGTTTCGGCAACCGTGGTTGGCGGCGGTGGCGGGCTCGCCGCCGGCTGGAATAGCATCACCATGACTTCAGGGTCCAAGACCCTATCGCATGGCGACCCCATTGCCGTTGTGCACGATATGACCGCGCGCGGCGGTAGCGATAGCGTCCAGGTTGGCGGCGGCGGCAACAGAACGCGCTGGCCTGACAATTCAGCGCGCTTTACCGGCGGCACTTGGCAATCGATTTTTGTCGATTGCAATTGCGTCATTCAGTTTGATGACGGCACCTTGGGCATCATCGGCAAGTGGAATTTGCCCATCATCGCCGCCAGCGGCGATAACTTCAACACGTCATCGAGCCCCGACGAAAACGGCATGTTGTTTCAGGTGCCGTTCGATTGCGAGTTCGACGCCATTTACTGCACCATCTCGCAGACCTCGGCCGGCAACCTCGTTTGGGGTGTCTACTCAAATCCACTGGGCAGCCCATCGCTATTGTCGGGCGGAAGTTACACATGGGACGGCAACCAGGCTGCCAACGCTAGCGGCACCGATGCTTTTGGCTGCTTCTTTTTGCCGGCACCGGTGGCGCTCAGCAAAAACACCGACTACGCCGTAACGGCCAACACCTCAGGCGGCACCGGCGGTGTTCGGCTCTGCTACATCCAGCTGGCGGACACGGCTTACCGCGCTTTTATCCAGGGCGGCACCACCATCAAAAAGGTGTCGCGCAACAATGGTTCGGGCTCGTTTTCGGCCGAAAGCCCCGCAATCACAATCTATCAGATGGGCATCCGAATTTGCGGCCTCGTAGACACCGCGACCGCGGCCGGTGGCGGCTCGCCGATCTTTGGCGCTAGTACCATTCTGAGGTGATGAGTGAGCTATCTCGGCAGCTGGAAAATCGATGATCTGTTGACGTTTCCGGCGATCACGCACGCCGCCTCTACCGGCGCGCTCACCGACGCCGACAGCGTGCCGTCTTATCGCGTGTACGAGGACGAGAACGGCACGGCCATTCTGACCGGCACCATGTCCAAGTTGGACGATACCAACACCACCGGCTTCTATTCCAGGCAGCTCACGTTAAGCGCGGCCAACGGTTTCGAAAAAGGCAAGTGTTACACGATCTATGTGACCGCCGCCGTGAGCAGTGTCACGGGCGGCATGCATCACACGTTTCAGATCGAGGCGGAGGTCGATAGCAACACACTGAGCGCCGCCGTGACTTCGATCGGTGCCGGCGCGATCACCGCCGCCGCCATTGCTGACGGTGCCATTGATGCCGGCGCTATCGCCGACGGCGCCATCGACGCCGCCACGTTCAACACCGGCGCCATTGACGCCAATGCCCTAGCGACCAGCGCGGCAGACGAGATTGCCGCGGCGGTGGCTGCTAGCGGTGGCGATCCGTGGCTGACACCGGTGCCTGGTGCCTACGCTTCCGGCACGGCTGGTTACGTTCTTGGCACTAGGCTCGACGTTGCGGTGAGTACGCGCGCATCGGCCGCATCTGTCGCGGCTGTCCAGGCCAAGACCGACAACCTGACGTTTACGAGTGGCACCAACGTCGACGCCAACGTGCAGGCGGTCAACGACACCCAGGTGCAGGGCACTGGCGCCGTCGGCAACGAGTGGCGGCCGGTGTAATGCCGCGCGGCGATGCGTGGGGAACGCATTGGGGACATAGCCAGGCCGGCATTCCTGACGGCACCTGGCTCGAAACCTGGACCTATGGTCTCGACCAGCCGCCGACCAGCGCTGGTGCCGGCGGTCACACCCGGCACGGGCTCAATCGTCGCCGCTGGTTCAACTACCCGAACGCAATCGATGACGGTTGGGAGCTGTTGAACCTGGCGCAGCGCCGCCGGCCGCCACCGTCGCGACCACTACGCACCAAGCCGGCTATCGATCGGTTTCCCGATCTAGCCGAGCGCCTACTTGCATTCCGTCTTGGCGAGCCGATGCCGCAACCGGCCGCACAGGACGATGACCAGGAAGACACGGAAAGCGCGCAGCTGCGGCGAGACATCTTCCGCGCGCTGGCACTGACCTAAGAGGACTTAATGGCAGACGTACCGCTGTCGACGCCTCCGGCGCCGGCCAATGAACCCGTATTGCCCGATGACAGCCAGCAATGGGCCGACCTGGCCAAGGAGCTGGATAGCGACAAGACGGCATTCGAGCAGGAAGCCGAGGACAAGCCAACGCCGGATGCTCCGACCGAGCCGGAGCCAAAGCCGGGCGAGCCCGAGCCCGAGCCCGACAAACCCAGGCTGACCTATGAGCAGCTGGAGAGCAACCAGCGCAACACCACCGAGGCGCTCAGGCAGGAACGTGAGGCACGCCGCCGCGCCGAGGAAAGCATGCAGGCGGTGCACAAGCTGATTGATGACCTGCGTGCCTCACGTCAGCAGACGCAGCCGCAAGCGCGCGAGCCCGAGCCGGCCAAGCTGCCCGATGTCCATGAGGACCCGATCGGGCATTTTCAGGCCAAGGTGGAAATGCTGGAGCGGGCGCTACTGCAGACGCACCAGGGCGCGCAAGCCACCCAGCAGCACCTACAGGCGCAGGCACAGCACCAACAGTTTTGGGATTACGTGCGCTCGACCGAGGCCGAGTTTCGCAAGACCAGTCCCAAGACCATAGTCGACGGCCAGGAAACCTCCGACTATAACGCCGCATGCGAATACCTGCGCCAGCACCGCATTAAGGAGCTGCAGCACCTCTATCCCGATGCTTCCCCGTTGGCGCAGCAGGAAGCCACCCAGATGGGCCTAGCGAGCCCGGCGGCGCTGCGTGTCGCCATCCTGCAGAACGACGCCGCCGGTATTGCGCAACGCGCTATCCAGCTCGGCCTATCACCCGCGGCGCTCTATTACGAAGCAGCCAAGGGCCGCGGCTATAAGCCGACCGCCGGCAGTAAGGCCAACGGCAAGATTGAGGCCACCAAGCGCGGCCAGCGCGCCTCGATGACCATCAGCGGCGGTGAGAGCCGCAAGAGCGCCAACGACCTAAATCTGTCGGACCTGGCCGACCTGGCGATCGAGGACCCTGAGGAATTTGACAAGCAATGGGACGCGATGAAGCGCGCCGGCAAGCTCGGTTAGGAGACAACCGCCATGGCAGTCCTCGCCCCTACTGGTCTGGCGCGCAGCGTTGGCGCCGTCGTCAACCTAAGCACTGCGCAAACCGGTAATGCTGACAGCACCAACACTGCCGACCGCGGTGGCGAGCGCGGCGCCGCGCTGCTCAAAATCGTCTCAACGGTGGGCGGCACGCCGACGGTGACCGTCAACATTCAGGGCAGCATGGACGGCGTGACGTTTTTTAACGTGGCCTATGCGACCACGGCGGCGCCAGAAACGCCTGTCGTGACGGCGCTGACGATTACCACGGCCACGACCGGCAACTATATCCTGCGCCCTAATATGCCGTGGCGCTATCTCAAGCTGGTTTACAGCGCCAACACAAATGTGACGCTGACGGCCGACCTGCTGATCTAGTTCGCCTCGCCGCGCAGGCGTTAAACCCGCGGCACTCGGCTTCGCCTCGCCGTTAAACAGGCACACCCGTCCGTCGCGACGTTAAGCGGCACGCCTCCAACCCCAACCCCATCAACTCCCCCGGCGATAGGCCGGGGGCTGACTATAGGTGTGCCAATGGCAGACACAGGCTATGGCGTTAATGCCAATGAAGCCGTCAAACTCTGGTCGCGTAAGCTGGCCAGGGAGGCTTTGAGGAAAACCTACATCAAAAACTTCATGGGTTCCGGCTCTGACAGCATGATCCAAGTCAAGCCGGAGACCAACAAGGGCCCTGGTGACCGCGTGCGCGTGACTTTGCGCATGCAGCTGACCGGCGACGGTGTGCAGGGTGATGCGACCCAGGAAGGTAACGAGGAAAGCCTCACCACCTACACCGACGACTTGTTGATAAATCAGCTGCGTCATGCGGTGCGCTCTGAAGGAAAAATGACCGAGCAACGCATTCCTTTCGGTATCAGAGAGGAAGCGATGATGGGTCTGAGCGATTGGTGGGCCGACAGGTGGGACACTTGGTTTTTCAATCAGTGTGCGGGATATACGCCGCAGACTGATACCAGGTACACCGGTCACAACACCGTGGTGGCACCGAGCCGGCAAGTGTGGCCTGGCACTACCACCGCCGATCAATCACTTAATACGGCAACGGGTGTTACTGACGTATTTACCCTGACCCTGATTGATAAGGCGGTGGAATTAGCCAAGACCGGCACCCCACCTATTCGGCCACTATTGGTAGATGGTGAAAAATGGTTCATTGTTTTTATTCACCCCTACCAAACCACGGCATTGCGCGCATGGCCGGTAACGGCTACCGCGCAAGTCACTTGGTACGACTTGCAAAAGAGCTTTCTGCAGGGCACCGGAAGTGCAAAAAACCCGCTATTTACGGGCGCTTTGGGCACTTACAACGGCTGCATTCTGCACGAGAGCTATCGCGTACCGCAGGGCGTGCATTCGTCATCGGGCGCCGCTGTTACTACCGCACGCCGCGCAATTCTTTGCGGCGCGCAAGCTGCCGTTGCTGCTTTTGGCCAGGGTCACGATAAAAATTCGTACGACTGGTTTGAGCAGATGTTTGATTATGGCAACAAGTTAGGTGTGAAAGCCGGGTGCATTAGCGGGCTTAAAAAGTCCGTTTATAATAGCACCGACTTTGGCACCGTTGTCATGTCATCCAAGGCCACGGCCGGCAACGTTTCCTAATTCCCCAAACATCCGAGTACAGAGGAGACCGCCATGGCTGCGGGTTCAACGGCGCGCAAGCCGGTGGGCAACCAAGTTGCCTACTTGCGCAAGACTATCAACTTTGGCGACGTGGCCGACGCTACGATCAGCCGTTACAAGATGGGTGTAGTCCCGGCACGATCGCAGATCGTGTACTGCATGGGCACGGTCAAAACCGCGTTCTCTGCAGCGGGTACGCGCGTGTTGACGGTCGGCAGCAACGGTACGACCGCCAACAACATCTTGCTGACGATCACGGAGGAAACCGCAACCGCGGTCATGCCGCTGATCGGCGCCAAGCTGACGTTTACGACCGACACGACCATTTACGCCAAGCTGACGACCGCCGGCACCGCCGCCGCGGCTGGTGTCGCTGATTTGGTGGTCGCGTTCGTGCCGCCCGAGGAGACCACCTAAGTGGCTCAACGGTTCCCCTACAGCGGTGCCGCCTCCTATCAATGGGCGGCATCGCGCCACTACGTCATGCTGGCCACTCCGGTGGCCGGCAATCCCTGCACGTCCTACGCCGTCAGCCTCGCCGCCACGGCGCAATCGCTGACGGTGGCGGGCGTGCG